ACCTAAATACTCAGGACGTTGCAAACGAGCATCAGGAGAACGAACACCAAAATGAGAAGTAAGTAGCTCAGTATATCGAGTACCACCTCGCGCATCTCGTTCCAAAAGTTTTTGGATCTGGAAAGATTGACGTAACTGATTAACAGTAGCAGCAGTAGCAGCAGACAAATCTGCATACAAAGTACCATTAGGATCAATCTGAACACCAATAGCAGCATTAACCAAAACACCACCAGCAATAGAAGCCAAAGGCGTGCCAGTATTAGTAGCACCAGTAGAAGCAGTTCGAACTATCTGATTAGCAGTAGAAGCAGTATCACGAACAACAGGGGCACGAGTACCAAGCGGTAAAGTAATAGCAGCACCTTTTTGAGCAAAAGGTAAACAACCAGTGAAATAATCTTTACGCTTACCACGTTTTAACAACGTGTAATTAGCCAAAACATCTGGGCCATCATCTTTTTGAACAACTACAGAATTCTGTAAGTTTTGATCACGAAACCAAGTATTCCAAATAAGATTGTAAGCACGTAACGGAAGTGCATTATGAGTAAAAGTAGCACCGGCAGCAATCTGACCAACAGTAGGCAAACCCATATAGTCTTGAAGACTTAAAGGAACATAACCAGCAACTGGAGAAACAAGTTGAGGAATAATATAAGAAATAGAATCACCGGGATTATCTTGCTCACCCATCATCTTTACAAAATTAGTCCAAACCAAGCGATTAGGGACATAAAAGAAAAATGAGTCAAGATACAAATTGTCCATAATAGGCACAATAGGAGTAGCCAAACGACCAAACATAGTAGCGTTATAGTTAAATGAATCACCGGGTAATACTTCATCAACATAAATAGGATAGAGATATCCAGCATCAAGGGTGGTCTTGTACGTCGATTCGCGATTAAACGCCGAACGTGGTACGTCAGACTTAGGAACCATTGCAAATTGATGCGAACTAGCAGATTTATTACGGAACATAACTTACTCCTTAACAAAAGAAGAAACCTCAACGATCAAAATAGGAAGACCATTAGCAAATGATTCAGTAGAACCTATCTCATCATCAAAAATACCAACAGTAAACAAAGAAAAATCCTGAGGCCACTTAGCAAGCTGCGTTTCAGGATTACGGAACTGTTCCTCGATAGCACGTTCCGCAGCACCATAAGTAGGTGCAGGAAAAGGAGGAGAAAATACTAAAGACTTTTTGTCAAAAATACTAAATAAATTAACTTTCATTTTTTAAATCCTCTTTTTAAATTAATAATAGCGGCCTTAGAAACGGCCTCTTTAACTTTGAGCCGATCGGGAGTATCCCTCACTAACTCCTCAGCTTTAATAATACGCTGAGTCTTAACATCCCTATAACCAGCGGGATTCTTAACTTCGTATAACTTGTCATAATAACGAGGAACACGAAGTTTTTGACCATCTACAACAACACGATCATGCGGAAAAACATCACCTTGATATCGGTGAAACCAATTAGCACCGATACCGGGCTTCAAAGACATACGATTAAATTCAGAAACACGAGGGTAAACCTCACCAGTAGAATAATCGACTAAACCAGTAGCACGAGACTGAGGTCCATCTAACTTGGACATAATATAACGAGCAACATAAGCAGCAGATTCAAAGGTAAGAGAACCCACAGAACTAAAACCTTTAGGCCATAAGCGTTCCAAAGTAGGAGAACGAAACAACTTGCAGCCAGTAGGAGATAGACGCAAGAATTCAAGATCGTCAAATGTAAAATTGAACAAACAGGCATGAAAATGGGGCCTTCCAAAATCAGAACCATACTCACCAGCCATATAAAAACGAATAGGCTTATCAGAAAAATCACGACGAAGATACTTCATAAAATTCTGAAAATGTGTGTAATCTAAATTACCATCTTCAGGAACATTATCGTCATCATAAGTAAGAGTAATAAAACAATTATCATTATAGAGTGAGGCTTCATGCATTACACGCATCGCCCACTCACGAGACTTTTCAAGTCTACAGCCATGACATTTACCACACGGCAACTCAATCTCCCAAGACTTAGCGGACTGTTTGAGTACAACCACAGACCGCTTAGTCCCTTGATAGGAGATATTAGCCTTAAGAGGATAAAAGCAAGGCATAAGAGTCATCATATTGAAAATCAACCGTATGTATAAAATAAAAATACGGAATAAAATCAAAAACTCTAGACCAACTCAACTCAAACCATCGGTTATAAGTCATAAACGAATACCACCACGAGCCAAACCAGTGCGATTATTAATCGCCTTAGTACGACCAGCTTGCTTACCAAACTTACGAACTGAACTACGTTTGTTAACAGAATGACGTTTCATAATATCAAAATCCTTTTTTAAAAAAGTAAAACAAAAATAAGGTAACATAATTATATGTCACCTAGCACATTTACATCAAGTGAAATAATGTGCACTGACGCCCCTACGGGTTGTCGCCACCACCAGAAGCTGGTGGAATAGAACCTCCACCATCATCAGGAGGTGGAGAAATAATACCAAGAGCGATAGCCTCATCGCGATTGGTATCAGACTGGAGAAAATCCAGTAATAAAGCGGGATTGTTATTAAAACGAGCCCGCATTTCAGCAGGATACTGCATAAACGATTCACGAGAATCCTCAATAAAAGCCAAAGCTTGTTGATAATCATTAGGAATATCAGAATAATCAGCAAACTCAGGAACCTCATTGCCGTAAGGCAATTCATGAGTTAAACCAAACTGTTTAACAATAAAATTAATATCAGCTTGATCACGATCAGCTTGAACAGTCAAGGAGGCATCTTTGCACTCGATAGACGTACTTTCGTTCCAATCTAATGGAACAGTATAGGGAGTAATAAATAACGGCTTAGAAATAGACATAATAGCCTCCTAGGGCATACGAACAATAGGATTATCATTAGAAGGATGAGCAGAATTCTGAAAAACAGAAGCTCGACCACCACGTAAAGCATTTACAGCAGAACCAATACCAGCAATTCCAATAGAATTAATAACCTTAGACAAAGGCTCAACATATGGAATTAAATCACCTCCAGTACGACGATACATATTAGCCTCAGCACGCATTCTTGGAATATCAAGATCTTTAAGAACCTTTTCAGACATCTTCAAAGCAGTATCAGCATCAACGTTATAAACCTGACGAAGTAATAAAGGAATCTTACCCTTAACAATCTCACCAGCTTGAACATCAGATAAATTTTCACGAGCCATAGACTCATAAATATCCTGAACAGTCTTACGTTGAACCGTATCGTTAAGATCAATACGATTATACTTTTCAGCAATATCAGCTTGATAAGTAGGAAGACGAGCTTGAGATTCAAGAGCAGAAGCAGAGGCAAGTTGAGCATCGGCTAATTTGTTAGCAATAGTAGCAAAAGACATACCAATCTGATTACCAACTTCAGCACCACGTAAAGCAGAATTAGCCTTTGCAACACCAGAAGAAAAAACAGAAGGCATAGCACCAGAAGGAGTGGAGGCACCTTGCTGATTAAGACCAGCTAACATAGGATTAAGACCAGACTTTTTCAAATCAACAACATGACGATACATAGCAGTATTAGACATACGTTCTTGAAAAGCCATTTGCTCAATGGCAGCAGCTCTAGCTTGCTTAGCAGCATGATCATCCGATCCTCCACCGAATAATTTACCAACAGCACCACCAAGCAAACCGCCAATAGAACCACCAATAGGGCCAAAAGTAGAACCTAAAGCAGCACCAGCAGAAGACCAAGGAGAACCCGTAACAGAACCACCTCCGGGAGAAACAGATCCTGACATATCACCACCAACAGATGACCAAGGATCATAACCAGAAATATCAATACCAGCCATGATAATCTCCTAAAAATGGTCTATAAGACCAGGAACAGAATACATAGGCATACAACGAACTGTATGAATTTTTTGGAAAATGTCAAGCAAAAACTGTTGACCATTAGCACCAGCACCAACAGCAGTAATTCGAGCAATAGGAGGAGTCTCCTGTATAAAAGTCGAATTAAGAGTAGGAAGCGCAGTAAATTTCTGCGCTAAATGCCAAATATCTAAAGGCGTAGCAGTAGTAGACTTAAACAAGCCAGTAATCTGAGACGGGAAATAACGATACTCAGCCCAACGCTCCTGATAACCAAAGACAGCATCATCTTGAGCAGGAGTCCCAACACAATAAATCTCTTTATTTAATACGGCCTGTTCGCCCAACATAGCGAACTCAGGCCAATAAAAATCATATCGAGTAGATCTAGACCACATCTTGCGTAAACCTTGCTGATAAGTAAGATCAGCACGAA